GCGAACAGAAATCTGTATGATGACGGGCGTATCATATAAAACGATCATCTGCTGGCTACTATAAGGAACGACAATCATGGCTTGTTGACTTGTTCCAAGCCCATTGTTATACGCCGCCCCTGCGCTTTTTGTTTGCACCATTGCCAAGGCTATTGGCGACTCTGTTCCTGAGTTTGTATTTCCTAACGCGTTATTGATGCTAGTCCAGCCGGCAATTGCAGGATCGATCGTATTAAGCGTTCCCGCAGGGCAAGAAACCGAATCACCAACAATTGATTGAAACGTGGTTTGTATTGTGCCACTCGCTGGAATTGTCACCTCGATCAACGTTTGAAAAATATTGCCTGCGCTTGTCGCAATTGAATTCAAGGGAATGACTGTGGCCGGCGTCCCTGTTATCGTTCCTATTACCACGGTTTGCAGGTTAGTTGGACCGAACGCATTGGTTACCGTATTCCATCCAGCAATTACCGTAATTCTGGTGTTCAGCGTAGTAGCAAGACAAGGAACAACACCACTTGCCACCGCTTGAAACTCCACATCAATTAAACCGCCGGCGGGTATTGTTACTTCAGTTAGCGTGTTAAAAATATACGTGCCTGTTGTCGCTTGCGTGCCCACAGGTATCACCGTGCCCGCTACGCCGCCGAGCGTTGCAATCACTGTTGTTTTAGTTCCCAATTTATCGACTGTGGCATCAACGCACGCATAAATTGAATGGCTAACCATGGTTATACCTTCAACAACGGCAGTAATATTTGACGTGTTTTCAAGGAATTTAATACTACCTTTTGCACCGATTGCTTGGCTGATACCGCCGATCATAGCTCCCGCCAACGATGAGCCTTGCACGCCTATTTGAGTATTGCGCGATAAACGCGCTGAGGCATCGGACTGCCGTTCTGTGCCGAGCGGGGTTGGTTCGGTTGAATTGCTGATTGATTCCCATCCGATCACGTTACTGACAATGACGGTCAACGTGCCAGCAGGGCATGGGATAGCCCCTTGAATCACTGATAAGAATGTCACGTTAACCAATGAACCACTACTTGGGATCACGTTTGCAATAATCGTTTCAAACACGTATTCAACGCCACTTCCCGTTTCTGATGCTTGCGAACCGCTTGGAATAATCGTGCCGGGCACGCCGTTTAATGTCGCGAATACCGTCGACGATGTAGCAGGTTCACGAAATGCACCCGTTAAAACCATCAACGAATCAAGAAAAATACCACCCGAAACGTTCGGATTAATCTGATTCGCCAAAGCTGCGTTATTATCAGCCAACGCAATCCGCGCCAATGCTTCGGTATTAATTAGCAAACCCTGCGGTGTTGATGATGCTTGCAGCGCGTCAGCACTCGGAACAACCAACGCGTCACCAAACACCGCAACATACTCATCAATCACCTGTTTCTGGATAACAGGCGCATCAACGACAATAAGCCCAGAATCAGTTAAATATGTATATGTATCAGCCATTTATTGTCCCCGTTCCGTATATTGTTCGTATGATCGCGGTGAATTTATAATTATCCGCGCTCTGTGCGTTAGCGACTTCTTGCGATGATACCAAGGATACCACCTCAAGAACCCCGTTTATAGATAGCAAGGCATTCGTGACCGCTGCATTAAATTGCTGTGCATTAGGCACGCCCGTCCACAAAACATCAAAATATGGAATGCCCACATTGATGTTAAAAATAAGCTCGCCAAGTTGTGTTTTTGCAGCCTGTGCGCATTCTTCAAGAATGGCATTTAGATCGCGGCTCATTGAGATATTACCGAGAGCATCTAAATACATGTCGTTATATGCAGTGTTTGATATCGTGCCGTTTACGTTTGCTGAAATGGTTAGAATTGACATTATTTACCCCTTATGGAATGTAAGGTGGAATTGGCAAGGATGGCGTTATTGTACCTGTTGCGTTAATGTTCCCGTACACCGCCAGAATTCCGGTTATTGGATTGTTAAATTCAACGTTGACGCGATCTGCTTTTATATTAACTTCCGTTGCCGTTGTTAACGGATTGATACCGATTGATACCGATGCTTTGCCGTTTTCACTTTGCAGCGTCACATAACCATCCGTTCCCGCGTTCCAGTTGTAAGTGCGCATCACATCAGGGATAAACATGCCATCACTGAAATTTTTAACTCGCCTGGTGTTCGGTTGCGCTTGCGCGTAGGTTTGCAAGAATAGGCTGACATCTCGATCGTTTGCCATAATCCAGCCTAAGTCGCCGGCTTTTAACGGGAAGCTTAACGAAAACCCACCTCCACCAATAATCAAAACAGGGATACTTGCAACCGTTGGGCGCGGCACTTGTGAGCCGTCCGTTGTTACCATTGTGATTAAAATCTGCACTTTTACGCGATTGTTTTCGCGATCGTATGTGATCACCTTTGCGGGTAACATGCCGTCCGTTTTAGCCAATAATTGCTGATAGGCAAACGATATAGTTCCCACCAGTGAGCCGTTATTTGCGGGGTCAATATTCGGATTATTATTACTCATCGTCGCCTCGCTGCTTCAGCTATAAAATAAAATGGCGTGTCACGGTTTGCAATCTGAAATCCCAATTTATAAATAACATACGTGCCATTGGCTGCTGGATATTGCTTGCTTTGTATTTCAAGCGAGCTTCCCAATGTGGTTTGATTATCCAGTAAGAACTTAACTTTTATGCCTTGCTCTGTGAATTCTGGAATACCAATCATGCCGCTGCTTGCGTTTAGAACACGTAATGAATTGTTAAGGGGGATAAATGCGTTTTTAACCACGAGGGTATTGTTGTCGATAAAAGCATTGTACGCCCCCATTTGATTTAATAATTCAACCTGCCCCAGCGCGTCGCCTGAATATGAATAATTGGAAATCGTTTTCTCGGTTGCTTGATACGTTAACCCCACATCCAAATCCTGCGCAATGGCGGCTGATATTTGACTTAACGGAACCATCCCGTTTTGTGATCGTGAAATCATGTTGCCTTTTTGAAAATTACCTGTCATACATTGGAGCGTGATCGTAATGTCCGGCGGCTGTGAAACGATAGCCCGAACGATATTACCCACGTATATTAATGCTACGCCGTATGACTGACGGCCTGCCTCTACGATCACTCTTTTGGGCGTGCGATTCAAATTATAGGGCGATGTTTCTGTTAATAAATAATCCTGCGTTTCTTTGTCTAAATTGTCCAGTGTTACCGTGCATTCATTTTGAAGGGCGTTACCGTAGCGCGTGCCAGTGGCGGTCAATTGGATTGGATCGCTATAAATTTTCATCTTGCCGTTTATCTCGATGCTGACTTTTACGATGCGTGGATTAAGAGCTTGCGTCATGTCAAATCTTCCAGCGCGGTTTGCGCTAACTGTGCAGCTAAATTAATTGCATCAATCTCAACTTGCGAGGCAAATACAAAAAACTGTGTTAACCCGAACTTAGTATAATCCGGTAAATCGTCGTTTTCGGTTGTTATGATGAAATTACCATTCTGCTTGTAAGCTGAGGCAATGATCGGAAACCCTGCAACCGCGCGAACTCCTGTAACCGTAACAACGCCATTAATCGTGACATCAAACGCCATGACTTGCGCGTCACCCGACCCGCATGTTTTGATTGCGATATCGTAGTTCTGCTGATTGTCTTGGAAGCTGAAAGATTGCGTGGGGACTGCTTGTAGTTGAATGTTTATCATCCGAAAAACCCCTTTATTTTCTTTGTGACTGCGCCAGAAAAATCAGAGATCGCCTTACCAATCTGCCGCGCTGTCGATGGTGTGACGGGCTTTGCAGGTTGTAATTTTCCCCGCGTAACATTTGTACTATTTTTAGCCTGCTTAGGAACCACACCGAACTTTGCCACTGCAAATAAAACCTGCTTCATAGTCAACGCCACTGCCAAAGCCTCGTACATTGTCGGGTCTTCTTCGTGAGGCATAGACGCGATCAACATATTATTGTAAACACCTGAGCGCGTCTGAACCGTCAATATTGTCGCATTAAGATAATAACCGCGAATTTCTTCGTAAACGCTTTGGTAATCACCCGACGATAAAATCAATGCTAAATCAATTTCAATGGGTAATATTATTCTATGGTCTGTAATGATTATTCCCGATTCCACGGG